ATTACAGTATGTTATGCAGTCTTATGATACTGCTTACTTAAAGACGAGGACTGCGGATTACACGGCGATTCAAACTTGGGGGGTGTTTTATCCGAGGGAGGATAGCCCGGCGAATGTGATCCTTTTGGATGCGAAGAAGGGTCGGTGGGAGTTTCCGGACCTGAAAAGGATAGCCCTTGAGGAATACAAGTATTGGGAACCGGACACGGTTTTGATTGAGGCCAAGGCTGCGGGAATGCCGTTGACGCAGGAGCTTCGGCAATTGGGAATACCGATTGTTAACTTTACGCCGAGCCGGGGAAATGACAAACATGCCCGCGTAAATGCTGTGGCTCCGCTGTTTGAGTCGGGGCTGGTGTGGAGGCCGGACGCTTCGTGGGCGGAGGAGGTTGTTGAGGAAATCGCGGCCTTTCCGTTCGCGGAACATGATGATATGGTTGACTGTGCCACGCAGGCGTTGATGCGTTTCCGGCAGGGCGGGTTTATCGCTCATCCTGAAGACTACCAGATGGACGACCGTCCACGGACCACGAACAGGGTTTACTACTAATGGCCGCACCTTACTCTGGAATTGCGCAGGCCCTTCCGAACAACCCGATGGCGATGGACGGTGGTCCGGGGATGGAGGTCGATATCCCCGATGACGATCTTCCGGAAGCGGGCGGCGACGTAACCATTGAGCCTGACGAGGATGGCGGGGCCACGGTGATCTTTGGCCGGGACATCGAGTCGTTGGATGTATCGTCCATTGGGTTTGGCGACAATCTCGCTACTGTTTTGGAAGACACTGATCTGGCGAAGATCAGTCAGGATCTCTGCGGGCTGATTGAGGATGACAATAGCGGTCGTGCGGATTGGGAGAAGGCGTATGAGGAGGGGCTTACGTTGCTTGGCCTCATCTATGAGGAGCGCACGGAGCCGTTTAATGGTTCTACTGGTGTCGTGCATCCTCTTCTCAACGAGGCGGTAACGCAGTTTCAGGCTCAGGCTTACAAGGAAATGTTGCCTGCGAGCGGTCCTGTTCGGACGCAGATTGCTGGGAACGCCACTCCGGAGAAGGAGGCGCAGGCCCAGCGCGTGAAGGACTACATGAACTACCAGATTACGGTCGAGATGGAGGAGTATGATCCCGACTACGACCAGATGCTGTATTACCTTGGCTATGGTGGATCGACCTTCAAGAAGGTTTACTACGACGGGGACTTGCAGCGGGCGGTGTCGCCTTATGTGCTGCCGAAGGATTTGATCGTGCCGTATTCGGCGCGGGATTTGATGACGGCGGAGCGTGTGACGCATGTGTTGAGGGTGTCGGAGAACAACCTTCGCAAGCAACAGGTCAGCGGGTTTTATAGGGATTTGGACATGTCGCCTCCTGCGGAGCCGATGCGTGACCAGATCGAGGAAAAGACGGACAAGATTACGGGCGTGGAGCCCTCGGGGGATACCGAGGAGTACACCCTGTACGAGTGCCACTGCTCCCTTGATATTCCCGGCTACGAGGACAAGGATGAGGACGGCGAGCCGACCGGGGTCCAGTTGCCGTATATTGTAACAATCGACTCATCGAGCGGCGACATTCTGGCGATTCGTCGTAACTTTAGTGAGAACGATCCGAAGCGGCGCAAGCGCCAGTATTTTGTACACTACAAGTTCATGCCCGGACTTGGGTTCTATGGGTTTGGGCTGGTGCATTTGCTGGGGAATTTAGCGAGATCATCGACCTCGGTCCTCCGACAGTTGATTGATGCGGGGACCTTGGTGAACATTCCCGCTGGCTTCAAGGCCAAGGGGATGCGCATTCAGGATGCGGAAAGCCCGATTCAGCCCGGCGAGTGGCGGGATGTGGACGCTCCCGGTGGGGCGCTTCGCGATAACCTCATGCCGCTTCCGTACAAGGAGCCAAGCGCGACCCTTATGCAACTGTTAGGGTTTTGCGTGACAGCCGCCGAGAAGTTCATTGGGTCGGCGGACCTTGGAATGACAGACTCCAATCAGGAAATGCCGGTTGGTACGACCATCGCATTGCTTGAGAGAGGAAGCCGCGTTCTGAGCGCCGTGCATAAGCGCCTGCATTACGCGCAGAAGCAGGAATTAAAACTTCTTGCTCAGGTGTTTGCGGAGTATATGCCTCAGGAGTACCCGTACACGGTTGAGAATGCGCAGCCGAACATCATGCAGCAAGACTTCGATCAGAAGGTCGATGTCATTCCTGTCAGCGATCCCAACATCTTCTCGATGACGCAGCGGATTGCTTTAGCGCAGCAGCAGCTTGAGCTATCAAAGGCTGCGCCGCAGTTGCATAATACCTATGAGGCGTATCATCGGATGTACTCGGCGTTGGGTGTGAGGGATATCAACTTGATCCTCCCACCACCGCCCAAGCCACAGCCTGAGGGACCGGCGATTGAGAACGCTCGGGCCATGACGGTGCCGAATGGTGCGATTCCGTTGAAGGCGTTTCCGGAGCAGGATCATCTGGCGCACATTGATGCGCATGTGGCGTTCATCAAGACGCCGCTTATCCAGAACTCGCCTCAGGTGTACGGGATTTTGCTGGCTCATGTGTTTGAGCATGTGTCCTTTGCTGCGATGAAGCAGGTCGAGATCGCCTTGAAGGAGCTGACGCAGCCTCAGATGGATCCCCGTAGCGGGCAGATGATGCAGCCTAACCCGCCTCCGCCCGAGATGATCCAGTCGAATGCTGCAAAGCTTGAGGCTGCGATGGTCAATCAGATCATGGCTGCGATTGCTCCGCCGCCCCCGGACGCTGCGACCAATCCTCTGCTTCAGATCCAGAATAGGGACTTGGACATCAAGCAGAAGGCGCTTGAGTTGAAGATGGATGAGGCTGCGCACAAGCTTGATCTTGAGGATCGCCGTCTTCAGGTGAAGGAGGAGACGGACGCCGAGCGTCGCCAGTCCAATGAGGACATTGCGCAGCTTCGTGCTAATGTATCCATCGAGCGAGCCAATCTTGCGAATAGGGCTGCTGCTGCGAGGAAGGGTCAGCAATGAACAAGAAGTTTGGCCTCTTGAGCCTTTCGGATCGCGTCCGCGCAGCGGGCCGTGGTCGGGATACCGTGCTGGCGCATATCACGCCAGAGGAGGCCGCTTTCCTAAAAGCGCGTGGCGGGCGGGGGACTATCAATCCGAAGACCGGGCTTATTGAACTGGAAGAGGATGGTTTCTCTGGCGGCTTCACTGACACCTTTACTGGTTTCTCTGGCGGCTTCACTGACACCTTTACTGGTTTCTCTGGCGGCTTCACTGACACCTTTACTGGTTTCTCTGGCGGCTTCACTGACACCTTTACCGGCTTAAATGACACCTTTAACTCCGCTTTTGTTGACTTTACAGGAGCCAATAATTCTGCATTTGACACCTTTACTGGTTTCTCTGGCGGCTTCACTGACACCTTTACTGGTTTCTCTGGCGGCTTCACTGACACCTTTGTAGACACCTATGTAGACCCCAACGTTAATACCTTTGTAGACACCTATGTAGACCCCAACGTTAACACCTTTGTAGACACCTATGTAGACACCTATGTAGACCCCAACGTTAACACCTTTGTAGACACCTTTGTAGAACCTTTCGTAGACCCCAACGTTAACACCTTTGTAGACACCTTTGTCGAACCTTACGTTGACACTTTTGTCGAACCTTACGTTGACACTTTTGTCGAACCTTACGTTGACACTTTTGTCGAACCTTACGTTGACCCCTACCAAGTTTTAAACGACTTCGTTGACCCCTTTGCAGGGTTCGACGGTTTAAAGGAAGATGACGTTACCGGCCCTGAAATCGACCCAAAAACGGATATTACCGAGACCGATGATGAGTTGAAGCCTGATGTTGAAGTACCGACAACTACTACACCAGATGATGCTACCCTCAAGAGTTATCCCGGAGTTCTCCCAGACGGCACTCGTAAGGGTGAGCCGGGGTACAATGAGAAGGTTCTTCAACTCATTGAGGACGTTAAGAATGGAATTTCTCCCGGTCGGAATATCTATGGTCCGGGCGTTCTCCCAGACGGCACCCGCAGGGGTGATCCGGGATACGCTGAAAAGTTGCAGGCTCTTGTGGATGGTGTGAACGCCGGAACTATCTCTGTTGTGGCTAACAGCACTTTCAACCCTGATCTCTATAAGAAGACGAAAGACGCTGTTGACCTGACGGGCGGTACGACAACGGGTAATGTTCTAACGGGAGGTACGGCAACCGGCGATGTTCTGACAGATGGTACGGCAACCGGCGATGTTCTAACGGGAGGTACGACAACCGGCGATGTTCTGACGGATGGTACGACAACGGGTAATGTTCTGACGGATGGTACGACAACATTCTCATACACGGATCCGACGGCGAGCTACCGTTATGACATACTTGGCAACTTAAGCCCGGACGCCTTCTATCGTTCGCAGTTCTCCCCTCAGTTTGCCAACGAGATTTACTCGAACGTCAATCCCAACTTCTCGATAGACGAGCAGGGGAATCCGGTAGATGCGAACGCGCCTACGACGGGCGACGTTACGACCGCGCCGTTGGCTGGCGACTTTGTGGATGCGCAAGGGAACCTCATCACGGATACCGTGGGTAGGTTGAAGCCCGGCGTTGATCTGTCAATGTATGCCGAGCCCTCTGACGGCAAGGAAAGCAAT